GGGACTTGCATTGTTAAGAGTGATTACTTACTTTATCAATATGTAAGTGCCAGCCGACAAGGCAACTGAGCTCCCAACAATCGCAGCATATTTCCAAAGCTCGGAGCTTTGTTCAAGTCTTTCTATTTGACTCTTTTGATTCTCAACCTTCATCGTTAAGACTTTGATTAAATTCTTTTGATGCTCAGGAATGTTGTTGCATGTTTCATGACAACCTTCAAGCTGGTGCTGACAGAGATGCACTGCATCATTGATAATGTCTTTGCAGTCATTGTCAGCAGATTCAACGATGCCTTTGATTAAGATCCACTTGTCACCAGGCAAGCCGACATAGTCCTCATTGTTGTGCTTGACAGCTGTTCCTTGCACAAGCAGGTCCGGACTGACTTGAATTTGTGTGAGAGTTGTCATCAGCATCATGGGCATGAGTAAGATATTCATTTCATGCCTCCACATTTCAATTCTTTTGCGAGTTTCTTGTAACTCTCCAAAGCTTTGGATGTTTGCTTTGTGCATATCGGTTTGCATGTATTGATCTTACATTCAGTATTGCACTTGATCAAATCCTCAACATGTTGTTTTTGCAATTCAATCATGTCTCCATTGCATGTCTCAAGGTTCAAGATCTCAGTCTCACAAAGTTTCTCTTTGGGAATGAATCCATGTTTTAATCCTCGTTGATACGAAGCATACGAGACAATCACAAGCAACGAAACCATTGCAAGCACGAGTTTATTTGATATAAGATTAGAAAGATAATTATAATTCATAAGTTTCTCCAAAGGGTTTTTGTCATGGATATGAATACAATCGCATCACTTGTTTCGATTGCTGGCGTTGTACTTGCATACATGTCATTCTTGAAAGACAAACTTAAATCAGCCGAGGACTTTGGTCAACTAAAACAAAAAGTTGTGACCCTTGAGCAACAAGCCAAATTAAATGAAAATCGTTTTGATAGAATACAAGAGCAACTCGATGATATCAAAGTGACACTCACGAGAATTGATACATCTGTAAAGAACTTAACAAAAGATTGATTGAATCTCGTTTGTTCTTTTTATAATCTGATTGAACTTCAGTTATAAAAGGAACAATAATGCAAAATGAAATTTTGGGAAAGGTGAGCTTTGCAGCACAGTACGCAAAGCCGACGGAGACAGGCCGTGAAACATGGGAGGAAGCTGTATCAAGAGTTGAAGCGATGCACTTGAAAAAGTTTGAAAAAAACCTCGTTGACATATCAGATGAAATTCGTTGGGCTTTTGATCTTGTCAGACAAAAGAGAGTCTTTCCAAGTCAAAGATCAATGCAATTTGGAGGTCATCCAATCATCAAGAATAATATGAGAATGTTCAATTGTACTTTCTCCTACTGTGATCGAACTCGTTTTTTTGCTGAGTGCTTTTGGCTTTTACTTTCGGGTTGTGGCACTGGCTTCTCAATACGCAAACAACATGTCAATCAACTCCCTCCTCTTGTCTCGGAGAAGCATTGGCAGAAACGACCAACACGAGTCCACCAAATCACTGACACAATTGAAGGTTGGGCAAATGCTGCTTGGATTCAAATATCATCATACTGCCTTGGGTCGTATTACAACATCGAGCATGACAAAGAGCTTGAGTTTGATTACTCGTTGATTCGTGCCAAGGGTTCACCAATCTCCTCGGGAGGTCGTGCACCAGGTCATGAGCCCTTGAAGCGAGCACTTGAAAAGATTCGAAAGCGAATGAGAGAGATGGTTTCACGTGATCAAAAGTTCCATCCAATTGATTGCTTTGACCTTGTCATGTATCTGAGTGAGGCCGTCTTGAGTGGTGGTGTTCGTCGATCTGCATCAATCGCAATCTTTGACCAAGACGATCAAGAGATGATTGAAGCGAAACAAGGGGAGTGGTGGAAGCATCATCCTGAGCGTGCTTATGCAAACATCTCTGCCGGTGTCAAGCTTGATGGCAGTGAAGAGCAAACGATTGTCAATGACATCGTTCATGCTGCCAAAGAATGGGGGGAACCTGGTGTCGCTTTCTTTAAGTCTCATGAGCATGGGACTAATCCATGTGCAGAGATCGGCTTGATTGGAACTCTTGTTCGTGATGTCAATGGAGATGTTGTGAATGAAATTACAATCGACATGCTTGAAGCAAAGCACAGATATGAAAAGAATGGTTTCTATACTTATGAGTCGGGGTGGCAAGGTTGCAATCTCACAGAGATCAACATGGCAAAGAATCATACAATGGGACAATTCTTTGAAGCTTGCAAGGCAGCATCATTCATTGGCACTCTTCAAGCATCCTACACGCGCACAGGATACTTGTCATTCACAACCAAATCAATCCTTGAACGTGAAGCTTTGATCGGTGTCAGCATGACAGGAATGTGTGAGAATGAGTTGTCATTCCGTCCCGACGTACTTCAACAAGGTGCATCAATTGTCAATCAAGAAAACCGTCGAGTTGCTGACATGATCAGAATCAACTATGCATCGAGGACAACTTGCATCAAACCAAGTGGGAACACGTCAACCGTTGCAGGTGGTATCTCTTCAGGCATCCATCCTCATCATGCCAAGAAGTACATCAGAAGAATGAGAATCTCAAAGGTCAATCCTATTTGGGATGAGCTCATGAGCAAAGTGCCTCAAGCATGTCATGATTACAACGATCACACTGGCATCATCTCATTTGCATGCTCAGCTCCTCAAGGAAGTGTTTCACGTGAAACATCAAAAGCACTTGACCATCTTGAACGTGTGAAACTTGTTTATGAGAATTGGGTCTTGCCAGGTTCCAAGGATAGTCGAGTTGAAGGATTGACGCACAATGTGAGCAACACTTGCACAGTCAAGGAGGATGAATGGGATGACGTGGCAGCATTCATTTGGAGCAATCGTGAAGCATTGAGAGGGGTGGCTTTGCTTGGATATGTTGCAGACCATCTTTATGATATGGCACCTTATCAGACTGTTGTCGCAGGCCATGATAGTGAAAAGCTTTGGAATGATCTTGCTTCGATTGATTGGGGGGGGGTCAATTTGTTTGTCGAGGGTGAAGGTGAGAATCCAGCTCTTGATCCTGCTTGCTCTGCTGGTCGCTGTGAGATTTCTTTTTAAAATAGTGTATATTGTCGCTCTTCATCACTGATGCGATCACAGCAAAGTTCAAAATATTGTTTATCCTTTTCAATTCCAACAAAGTACCTATTTGTTTTAATTGCTTGGATTGCTGTTGTACCACTTCCCATATATGGGTCAATAATCGTTTGTTTTTCTTTGCTGCTGCTATGAATACAATTATTTACTAATTCAGGGGGGAATGAGCAAGGATGAATCTTGTTGGTAGTCGGTGCAATATTCCATATATTTGATAATTTCAATATTTTATTATCAAAAAAAACTGGTTTATTTATTTGATAAATAAGTTCATATTGATTATTAAATCTATTTGGGGAGGGCATACCTCTCATCATTCGATTCCAAATAATTACACACCATACTTTAAATTCATTTATCCAATCATAGGGATGACTAATATTGCTCTTTTTTCTTACGTGATTAAATCTTGAATGCCATTGATATTGGATTCTGTGATTATAAAAAATAGAAGATTTACAAACTCTTGACAGTTGTTTTAATAATAATTTTTGAGTTCTTTCATATTGATTTACATCCATATTATCTGAATACCAATTATTAAATCTTTTAATTTTACTTTGTTTTTCTAGCAGAAAAGAACCTAAGTTATAAGGAGGGCTCGTGATAGCAATCATACAAGATGAATCTTGTAATTTAGGCAAGACTTCCATGCAGTCAGCATGATACATTATACCATTATCAAATTTAATACTTTTCATGTTTTGACCTAATCAAGCTCTATCAATGGTGGTCGGGTTCCTTCAGCACTTGCAAACATGATCTCATCACGAAGCTTCTCATCTTGTATCATATTCTCAGCAAGCTCATCCGGTGAGTATGATTGACCAATGATCTCGGGATATACAGCTCTGAGCATCGCAGTGAGACAACGTTTGTGAAGCATTGACTTTCGCATTGACTTCCATGCTCTCTGATTCAATAGACCACGTGCTTGAGCATCCTCTTTTGTGAATGTCCAAGTATGAACGAAATCAAACTCAAGCTCATCACGTCGACGAGTCTCGATTGTGCATAAGTCATCATTGAGTTCAACGATTCGAATGTAAGCACAGATCTTGACACTTTCATGATCCTTGTATCGACGAACGACACCAGCCATTGCATCAGCATTAAGAGCAGGCTTGCCAGAGATCACATAAGTATTTGCCAATGTCACTGCAACATTATTCTCAAAGAGATGGCCAAAGGTGAGGAAGGCTTTGACATTGTCATCAAAGTCTTTGTTGCCTTTTGATAGATTCTGAATTAAATTGATTGTGTCTTGATGTAACATAAACTTTCTCCTTGGGTGTGTTACGTTAAAAACATTTTGTTGATTTATTTAAAGATGGTGTTGAGCAGCCATTGAGTTTGTTCTTTGGTTGCTCCTCTCATCTTTGAGTCATACATTGTCACGAGCTTCGCAAAGTCACGACCATCGAGGCAAAGACATTCAGCAGGGAACTCACCAAATTCAAAGAGTACTTGGTCAGCTTCCTTCTCAATCATGTCTTTTGTGATCTTGCCTTGATTGATGAGATATTGAATACCTTCATCTTCTCTGATCTCAATTCGTTTCATAGCCTCGAATAAAGCAAGGACGATGTCATGATTGATCACTGATGAGTATTTGCTCATTGTCATAGGTGGCTGTTCTTGCCAAAGCATGATAATGACTAAGATTAAAAGTAAGGCGATTAAGTAAAGCATATTAGAGCTCCAATAGATTGTCATTGTTAATAAGTTCAACGAGTTCAAAGTGAAAGAGTTGCATCTCTGTGGCATGATTGCCGGAAAGAGTATACAAGAGAGTTGTTGTGTCACGACTTGGGTCACCATCGTGATTGTCATCACATTCCAGCATTCCAGTGATCTCAAAGATCTCTCCTGTTTTTGGGTCCTCAAATGTATCAATGAATGAGAATCTCATGCTTCATCCTTCCTGAAGTCACTGAGTGTTAAGTGATAGCCTGTCATGTCTGCCAAGGCTTTGGCAATTCTCAAAGCAGTATCCATTCTCATGTCTCCTCTTAAGTATTTTGAAAGACTTGATTGATGAATCTCCATGCGTCGAGCAAGGTCTGAAACTGTGTATCCTTCTTTGGCAAGTGCTGCTTTGACTGTTTTCTTGAGTTTGTTCATGTTACCTCCATGAATGTTCTGTGTTGATATGAAGTTTCTTACATGAGAAAAAAACTATTGTCAAATAAAATTATAAAAAAAGTTAAATTAAATTGACAAAAGGTCAAGTCAGTTATATAAAGAGAGTCATTCAACAACAACAAGGAGAAAACAATGAATGAATTTGAAGTGCAATCATTGGTCATGCAAGCTCGGAAGGTGAAGCCAGCTGACAAGTTTGTGATGATCTGCATCTTGAAGAATGTTGATTGGTCCACTTGGAGAGGATCAGTCAGATTATTATATATAAGCAAGAAGTATGATGTGAATCTCAGAACGCTGCATCGAATCATCCAACGATTGAAAAAGCTTGGATGGATCAGAGTCAACTCGAAACCTGGTGAGACAATCATTGATGTGGATCTCAAGACATTGACCTCAAAGAATGGCAGTGTCAAAATGACATCTAGTGAATGTCAAAATGACAGTGTCAAAATGACACAGTGTCAAAATGTCAGTGACAAAATGACATCTAGTGAATGTCAAAATGACATCATGGACAGTGACAAAATGACATCTAGTGAATGTCAAAATGACACTCATAACAATATAAACAATAATAATACAATAAAGATCAATGAAGAGAACCAGGAGTATGCAAGCAAACAAGAAGCTCTTGAGCATACTTCATCACAACCTTTTGAAAATCTTTCTTATATGGTCGATGATCGTGACAAGGTTCCTTTTCATGTTCTCAGTGCAAAGCATAGGAGACTGGAGATGGAGCGACGTTGGAACAAAGATGACATTTCAAAGCAAGATCACAATGTGTTTGCAATCCGACGAGTCAGAGATACTTTTGAAAAGGAGGAGATCAGAGAAGATTTTGATCTTTACGATTCAACTAAACCAGTCAAGAAAACATGGAGATAATTATGAAAAGACTTGGAGACAGTGAACAACTAAAAGTACTATTACATTCATTCAAAGCAATCCTTGAGGATCAAAGACGAGTAAAGCCCGAGCCTCCTGAGCATCATGATTGGAGAGACTTTGATGCTGATTACTTTCATCTTAATGGTTTGATTCGTGCAGGTCGTAATCGTTCACTTGGCATCAATGATCCTCTTTGCAATACTTGTATAGAAGGATATGAATATGTGAGAGATGGCATTCATCCCAATGCAATCCCTTGTCGCAATTGTGGAAAGCTCAGAAAAGCTCTTAATCGTTTGCTTCGTGCTGGACTTCCCAATGATGCTCTGAATGCTTGTATCTCTGCTTATGAGTTTGATAGTCCAAATCAACAAGGAGCTTTTTATGAGATTATGAATTGGGATGGTCACACATCACCACCGTCATTCATGATGTACGGTAAACCTGGCAACGGCAAATCATCACTCTTATACATCATTGCAAAGCACAAGGCAGCTGATGGATTCAGAGTGAAATATGCTCATCACTATCGAGCATTTGAAGCAGAGAAAAAGTCATGGGCCAAAAAGACAGGCTCAAGCCATCTCGATTATTTCTTGCATGATGTGGATATTCTGTTGCTCGATGAGTTTGGTGGTCTTGGTGGTGGTGTCAAGAAATACTCTGATTGGTTTCGCAATACTACCATCGAGTTGATTGGCTCAATATATGAACGATGGAAATCCGGAAGGATGGCAGTCATCATCACAACAAACATCTTTCCAACTGCACTCAAAGACACTCTCTTTGAAGATAACTATGCAGTACTCTCAAGACTTCAAGAAATGTTTCAGCATCCAATTGAGATCACAGGACCCGACAGAAGAAAGCCTCTTAATAGGCATTCAGTATGGGGAAAATGAAGTTGATGCCTCAAACAGAAAAGTAAAACGCGCACTCATAGTGAAAAGACTGAGACATCAACTCCATTGAATAAAAGATAATTTACACCATCCCAAGAATATTGACAATCTAAAACTTGAACTTGTTTGATCCCAGCATGATGAATCATTTTAGCGCAGGCCAAGCATGGAGGGACAGATACAACAATCCAACAATCTTCCAAGCTGACTCCTTTTCTTGCAGCATTTGCAATTGCATTCTGTTCAGCATGATGGCAGCCAATCTCCGTCCTTGTGCCGGACTCGATTGATTGACAGTTCCTCAAGCATCGATTGTCACTTCCACAAAGGTTGGACTTTGATCCACGAGGTGGTCCGTTGAATCCTGCTGATACAGGATTGTTATTCTTGTCGATGATGAATGCTCCAACCTTACCACGTGGACAAGGTGACATTGATGCAATAAGCAAAGCATGTCTCATCCAGTGCTCTCTCCACTTTGGATTCATAAACAGACCTCGAGGACAAAGGCCATATCTTCATCACGTTCAAGAATTGATTTGATGGCCTCGGCATAATAACGAATTTCAGCTTGTGCATCTTTGGCAAGTCTCAACCTCAAAAAGTGAATGAGTGCTTGAAGGCTGCAAGTCCAATAACATTCCGAGAATGTCGACAACGGAAGCACGAGTCGAGCTTGCTCACGACACACACCCATATCAAGCAATTGATTATAAATAAAATATTGATGTTGAACACTCCACTTGTAAAGATCAGCCGGCTCATTCTGATTGGATAATGGTCCTCCCGATCCTTGCTTGACATTCTCAGCAGTCTCCCTCCATTCGTGAGGTTGATACATCTCATAATCAAACTTAACATACCGTCCCGATATCTCATTGAAGGTTGATCCAACCTGGTGCTTTTGCCATTGCCTCAGGACGAAGATCGGTGCTTTGATATGAAATGTAAATGTCACATGTCTGAAGGGTGATGTATGTTTGTGACTCCAAAGGTATTTGATAAGCTTTCGATCTTGTTGCCTCAGTTCACCAGTATGACGCTTTCCAAATGATACACGTGCAGCATTGACGATTGACAATGAGTCTCCCATTTGATCAACGAGATCCACGAACCCAAGACCATTGATTTTGTTTTCTTTCATTAAAGTATCCTTTTAGCTAATAACTTATTTAGTTATTGACTTAATAATTCATAGATGAGATATTAACACAAAGGAGGAAGCATGAAAAGAATTTTCACATTTCAAATTGATGATCAACTTAATTGGTATCTTCGTGATATTGCTTACAAAGAACGCTTGTCAATCGGTGAGGTACTTCGTCGAATCATTATAGATCACCGTAATAAAAGTAAGTCAGTCACAACAGAAGAAGAGATCGATGCACTTGATCAAAGGATTGAAGCTCTTAAGGAGCAACAAAAGCAATTAACATATCAAAGAGATTATCTCAAAGACAGAATCGAGGACAAATAATGGGATACAATCACATTCACATTTGTGGTCATCTTGGGAGAGATCCCGAGTTTAAACAAACTCAAGCTGGCAAGCCAATGATCAAATTCAGTATGGCAGTCACAAAAGTGTATGCAGGCAAAGAGAACACAACTTGGTTTAAAGTTGTTGGTTTTGGTGAGCTTGCTGATCGATGCCGACGCTCATTAGTCAAAGGATGCAAGCTTTCAATTTATGGAGAGATGGAGTCTCGTCAATATCAGCACAATGGCGAGACTCGATATGATTGGTCTGTACTCATGAGAAGCGTCGAGTTTCACACAAGACCCGAATCAAGCAAAAGAACCGAGCAAGTAAGAACCATCAGAAAGGATCCAACAAACCCACAAGTTGAGATTCACGATCCTTGGACATGGGACAAAACACTCACACGAGAGAACGACACTGCAAAAAGTGATTGGAAGTGGGAGACGAATCATGTTGACACAACTTCATCATTCCCGTGGCGTCAAGAAGATCCAAACAAGTTCAGCAAATAAGAGAGATGTGATACAATGAATCCAAAACTTTTGACTGAATTTGGGAGAAGAGAAGCGATGTCTAATGAAGATAATGTTACAAATGTTACACAGTCATCACACACGCGCGACAGATACAAGTACTCTGAGGATGTTGCGATGGTGATCTGCACATATCTGAGGAACTGCTGTACAATCGAGGCATCTTGTGAGGCTGCCAATATCAGCAGACAAACATATTATCGATGGATGGATGAGATCCCTGAGTTTAAAGAATTAGTCAATGCAACGGTGTCAGATGTTGAGGCTAGTCTCCTTGAGAACATTCGTTCGTATGGAGATTGGAGAGCATCAGCTTGGATCCTTGAAAGACGATTCCCTCAACGCTGGGGACAAAAGCGAGAGCTTGATGTCAATGTCACAAAGCAGACCGGTGTCGATGTCGTTGCTAGTATGCTGACCAATATCATTAAACAAGAAAGCACCAATCAGAAAAAGGATGGAACTGATTGATGCTCTCGTGTCTTAACCTAATCCAATCCACAACTCACAAGTAATTAGAATTAAAAACTCGTGTTCGTCAAAACATGAGTTTAGTGAAAAGAATAAAAAAGGAATATCATGAA